CACAAGGCGAAATAGGACTCAAAGAATCTAAAGCAACTGTTCATACAAGTCGTTTAGGAAGCAGTAGTTTTGTTATTGATGACGGTGACGACAAGTTAATACGCAAAGGATCACCAACTGACACTCCTTATGAATACATCAATAAAGAAGCCAGCGAAAAAGGCGGCGATGTAACAAGACCGCACAATGAACTTATAAGATTGCGCACAAGAACTGGCGCACAAATTTTAATGAATACCAGTGAAGACCTCATTTATATTAATAACAGCAAAGGTTCTTGCTGGATCGAAATGAGCAGCAATGGAAAACTAGATGTGTATGCAGAAGATAGTATAAGTTTTCATACAGAAAATGATTTCAACTTTGTTGCTGATAGAGACATCAACTTTGAAGCTGGTAGAAATATCAATATGAGTGCAGTTGAAAACATATATCAAAGTGCCGCAGCTAACTGGGAAGTGTTAGTAGGTGTTGATGGCAAAATTTCTACATTAGGTAACACACACATAAACAGTGCAGTTGATGTAAACATTACGTCAGCAGCCGCTAGTAACTTTAAGTCTGGTGATGATACAAAAGTCACAGCCGGTGGCACAGCTTGGATAGATGGTAATCCTGATGTACAACTAAACGGTGGCGCAAGTGCAGCAGAAGCAGAAGTATCAATAAAAGCCAAGTTTCCGCAGCGTGTTCCTCAACACGAACCATGGCAAGGACATGAAAACTGGAACCCACCTGAAACAGAACCTGATAAAACTGAAGCAGTTGATACAGAAAGCCAAGATATACATTTTGAGGATAGAAATCCTCACACTGATAGAACTCCGTTAAACGATCTGTAATAAATACTACAACGGAGGGCGCAATGGCTAATGCTGGAATAAACTCAATTATCAATACAGGAACATTATCTGCAAGACGTGCCTTGCAGCAAGCAAGAGACCAGGTTGAAACTGCTGTTCCTCAGTTTGCTAATGAACTTTCACGAACTTTTGCTATTACAGAAAATGGTATTGATGTGGCAGGATCTGCTGAAAGGTTTGTATCTGGAATAGCATCAGGAAATGTTGTACCAGCTATACTAGATGCTGGATTGAATCCTATAAAAGCAGGCGGTATTGCAGGCGGTATTGCAGGAGCACTCAACTCTGGAAGTATTCAAGGTGCGCTAGAGGGTGCTGTAGGCGGCGCATTAAACAATGCTCTTGCTAGTTCAGGAATAGGAGATGCGTTAAACGATGCTGCTGCACAACTAGGTGTAGTACTTCCTGAAGTCCCTGGGTTACCCGGACTTGGTGGTTCTATTAGTGGAGCAAGCGGAGGAGCAGCAGCTAGTGCTAGAGCAAGTATTACAAGAGCAGGCACAACACCAGGAAATAATACTGTAGCAGCAAGGACATCTATTGTTGATGCTGCGGAAACAACAGTTGAAATCACAATAGACAGTTTTTTACAAAGTTTACAAGGAAGTTTGAGCAGCATAATAGGCGAAGCCGGCAAGATTGGCGGCTTAATAAGCGGATTATTAGGTTCTACAGGTTTAACAGGTGCACTCAGCGGAATAGTGGACGGTATTAGCAAAGGGCTAAGTTCGGCACTTGGAGGATTGACTAATGCACTAGGGGATGCTGCTACTGGATTAATGCAAGGTCTTGGAGATACTATAAAAAGTATACCAGGAGTTGGTCCTGCATTATCAGGTGTAACAAATGCTATTGGTGACTTTGCTGGTAATCTTAGTGGAGCATATGAAAAGCTAGCACCTGGATTAAAAGCAGGTGTCGATGGAGCAGTTGCAGCAGTAGGAGCAAATATTGTCAATAAGCTTGATATTCCAGGAGTTCCTAGAATTAACCCAACTATTGCAGGAGCAATCACTGCTTCAGTGAGTTTTTCAAACAATCCTGTTGCTCAACTAAACGATATTGCAACAGCCGCTCGGAACTTGGATAAAAAGATATTCAAGAATACCAAAGACTCAACGTTTGCTAATGTTTCAAGTGCCGCTAGTAAAGCAGCTCAACAAATGCAAAAAAATATTCAGCGCAGTGAAGACGGCAACTATCAGATTATCAAAGATCCAAATGATGCTTCTGCAAATATACAAAAAACCAGTGTAGTTGTCAATGGTGAACTAAAGCCTGTTACAAATAGATTTGAAGACAATCTAAATAGTGTACAACTACAATCTTTTAATACATATGAAAACATATTAAGAAGCAAGTTTATTTCATACAATAACAATGCTCCAAACCTAGCAGTACAAGCTTATAGAGAATACATCGAGTTTGATAGGCTAAAAACACCAGAAACTCGAAGTTTTATAAATGTTATTGAAAAAGCAGATGCAGATTTAATCAAAAACCTAGCTGATAGATTCTTGTTGTTTTTTAGAAGCAGTAAAAGTAGATACACCCTCACAAATTTGTAAGGTAAATACTTTATGGCTACAAATGATAATCCTCTTTATAAAAATATCACAGTAAGTACACCTACTGATCAAACACCTGTGGTTTCTAAACAATATAGGGGTATTAGCACAGTTGACCCTAACAAAAAAAGTTTTAATCTCTATGATATCAACTTGATCAAACAAGATATTGTCAATCATTTTCATATACGTCAAGGAGAAAAACTTGAAAATCCTACATTTGGTACTATTATTTGGGATGTGTTGTTTGAACCATTGACTGATGGCCTGCGTGATGCTATTATACAAAACGTAACTGAAATTATCAACTACGATCCTCGTGTAAACGTAGACAGTGTGGTAGTAGATGCTTACGAAAGTGGCATACAGATTGATTGTTCACTGACTTATTTGCCATATAGCATAAGCGAATCAATGCGCCTACGTTTTGATCAAAGTGCCGGATTAATTTAACTACGCACTTTATTAGATCACATAAATATTATAAAGCGAGGACAGGTGCACATGTCAAGTACAGAACGTCAAAATAGACTTCTTCTTAACGAAGATTGGAAAACAGTTTATCAAAGTTTCAAGTACGCAGATTTTCAAAGCTATGATTTTGACAATCTTCGTCGAACAATGATCAACTATATTAGGCAAAATTATCCAGAAGACTTTAATGACTATATTGAGTCAAGTGAATATCTTGCATTAATCGATCTTATTGCGTTCTTAGGTCAAAACCTTGCTTTCCGTACTGACCTAAATGCACGTGAAAACTTTATTGAAACAGCCGAACGCAGAGAAAGTGTTTTACGTTTAGCTAGATTAATCAGTTACAATCCTAAGCGTAATCAAGCAGCCAATGGCTTGTTGAAAATAGAAAGTATAAACACCACTGAAGATATTTTTGACAGCAATAATAATAACCTTAGCAACCAAAGTATTATTTGGAACGATAACACCAATCCAAACTGGTACGAACAGTTTATTAAAATCTTAAATGCTGCTCTACCTGTAAATGCAACATTTGGCCGTCCTATTAAAAAAGCCAACATTAATGGTGTATCAACAGAACAGTATAGATTTAATGGCATTAATACAGACATTCCTAGTTTTAGTTTTAATAAAACAATCAATAGTGTCGGCACTAACTTTGAAATTGTTAGTACCGGTATTGATACAGATACTAACAACAGCTTTATATACGAAGAAGAACCGTTGCCAGGTAACAAAATGTCTTTTGTCTACAGAGACAGCGGCCAAGGTGCTGGATCTAGTAACACTGGATTTTTTATGCATTTCCGTCAAGGATCGCTAAAAAACAATGTATTTGATATTAGTAACAACGCTCCTAATACAGTGGTTAACATTGACACAGATAATGTCAACAACAGCGATGTATGGCTTTACAAACTAGACAGAAACGGCAACGAGCAAGATCTGTGGACAAAAGTTGATGCAGTTGAAGGCAATAATATTATCTATAACAGTGTTTCAAAAGGCATAAGAGATGTTTACAGTGTTTTAACTAGAATCAATGATCGTATCAGCTTGATCTTCAGTGATGGAGTTTTTGGCACACTTCCTAAAGGCAAGTTTAAAGTTTATTATAGAACTAGCAATAATAAAAACTTTAAAATAAACCCAGATGACTTAACTGGCATCAGTGTTCAAATACCTTATATCAGTCGAAACGGAAAACAAGAAACTTTAAACATAATCTTAGAGCTAAAATCAGTTGTTGAAAACTCAAGTATTAGTGAAGATAATGCTAGTATCAAAACAAATGCTCCTAGCACTTACTATACACAAAATAGACTAATCACAGGCGAAGACTACAATGTAGGAACATTAGGAATCAGTCAACAGATTATAAAAACAAAAGCAGTCAACAGAACCAGCAGCGGCATCAGTAGATATTATGACCTAAGAGATGCTACAGGAAAATACAGTAACACGTTAATGTATGGCAGTGACGGTATTTTGTTTAGGGAAGAAATTAATCAGTTGGATAGTTTTGAGTTTAGTACAAAAACAGACATAGAAGCAACTATCAACAATCTCATAATACCTAATATTAAAAGTGCAGGTGTAAAAAACTTCTATCAAACCAAGTATTCGAGAAACACAGAAATAGTAGATGCAAACATCAACTGGAACTTGGTTACTTCGGAAACAAATCTAAGTTCGGGTTATTTTGAAGATCAGTACAATATTCCTGTTGCTATTTCAAGTTTTACACAAAGTTTAACAAAGTATATTGAACCAGAAGCAATGATAAAGTTTGTTGCTCCTACAGGGTTCTATTTTGATAAAAACAATCAGCTAAACACAGGAACTCCTACAATCAAAGGAGACAAAACTTATATTTGGACAAAAGTAATCAGTGTTGATACAGACGGAACAACAGTTGATACTGACACCGGATTAGGCCCGGTTATACTCAATGACTATGTACCAAACGGTGTTCAGATTGTGGAAATCATTTCTCCACTGGTAGGCAGTTTAGTTAATGATGTAATCACACAAATAGTTGATCAAGTATTTGCTTATAAAACTTTTGGGTTGCGTTATGACGTTAACTCAAGACAATGGAAAGTGATTATCAACAACAACTTAGACACAACTAGTGAGTTTAGTTTAGGTAAAACAGGCGATGCTACTAATCAACAGCTAGACAACAGTTGGATAATATTATTTGAAACCAACGGTGAAAAATACACAGTAACAACTCGTGTACTAAAATATGTGTTTGAAAGCGACGACGAAATACGTTTTTACCACGACGGCACAGATAAAATATACGATAGTAAAACTGGAAAAATTATCAAAGATACAATAGGTGTATTAAGCAACAACAATCAACCGGATTCGTTTGAGCCTTTTACACAAGATTGGAACTGGCAAGTTGTAAGTGAATATAGAGATGCAGATGGTTATGTTGACAATAAAAAACTAGAAGTTAGTTTCTTTGATTCTGACGATGACGGCGTAGTTGACGATCCTGATCTTTTTACACATATTGTAGAACCAGAAACAGCACCAATAACAAAATACATATTTGCTAAAAAATACACTCGTAATGGAACTGATGTGTACGATTATGTAGATGCAGAGTTGGAAAATATTGTAGTTCCGACTCTAGGCCAACCGTCGGCTATAAGTTCTTACACTGACGGCACTATTATCTACAACTGGAAAAAAGACATATTCTACACAGTAGATATTGCTAACAACAAGTTTGCTCTAAATACCAACTATAAAGTTTATACTGGTAGAGATAAACTTCGCTTTTCTTATAGTCATGCTGCAAACGAAAATCGTAGAATTGATCCAAGCAGCTCAAATATAATGGATGTTTATATGTTAACAAAAACCTACGATACAAATTATAGAAAATATCTCAGTGGCGAAATCACAGAGACTGTTCTGCCTCCAAGCAGCGATAGTTTGTTTCAAAGTTATGGAACTGAAGTTAACAAAATTAAAAGTATAAGTGACGAAGTGATTTATCACCCAGTGAAATACAAACCTTTGTTTGGAAGTAAATCTGCTAACAATCTACAAGCTACTTTTAAAATAGTTAAAAACTCTCAAAGAGTGGTAAATGATAATGATATAAAAAGTCGTGTTATCGGTGCAGTAGAAGAATTTTTTGCATTAGAAAACTGGGACTTTGGCGAAACATTTTATTTTAGTGAGTTAGCAGCATATGTTATACAAAAACTATCACCTGATTTGAGCAGTATTGTTTTAGTTCCAAGACAAGAAGTTCAAAGCTTTGGTAGTCTTTATGAAATTAAAAGCGAAAACGATGAAATCTTTATCAGCAGTGCAACAGTTGAAGACGTTGAAATAATTGATGCAATCACTGCAAGTAGACTAAAAGCAACTGGTACAGTTATAACAAGTGACGATGTATTAAACACAGGAGTACAAAGTAGTGATACTACAACTACGTTTATTGTCGGAGGCAATAATTAATGGCATATAATAACAACGATCAAAACGAAAATCCGTTGCCAACTGGAAAAGACGACAACCGTAAAAGTTCGGCATTCTTGCCACGATACTTTAGAACAAATACCAACAATAAGTTTCTAGGTAGTACTCTTGATCAGTATACAACACCTGGAGTTGTTGAAAAAATTAATAGCTTTGTTGGTCGTAGAGAAGCAAAAGCTGCTACAGTTGATGATACATATTTGCCTGATGTTAATGCTAATAGAGAAAACTATCAGTTAGAACCGGCAGCAGTTGCCAAAGACAATATTGGTAATGTAACATTTTACAAAGATTATAATGACTATATTGGCCAGTTAGAAGCGTTTAGAAGCACCACTAGCAATCATAGTTTGTTAAACAGTCAAGAATTTTATGCATGGGATCCGCATATTTGTTTCGATAAGTTCACTAACTTCCGTGAATACTATTGGTTGCCAAACGGTCCACAAGAAGTTCCTGTACGTGGACAATCCAAGCAAGTAACCAGCACTTATCAGATTGGTTTAGTTGAAGATGACGACAACTTTGCTTATGTTTTTACACCTAATGGCAATACAAGAAATCCTAGTCTTAAGTTATATAGAGGCCAAACCTATCGTTTTGAAGTAAACACACCTGGACACCCGATTGCTATTGCAGTAAGCAGAGCTTTTCAACCAGCAGTTGATGTTGTTGACAGCAGTTTGATCACCACACTTTACGAGGACGGTATAACTTTAACTGAAAATGATACAGAAACACTGGTTAACCGTTCTGATTTTATTTCAGACGGATTTATTGAAAACGGAGTACTTGAGTTTACTGTTCCTGAAAATGCTCCTGACACATTGTATTATATCAGTCAATATGATATTAATACTAGCGGTTCATTTAATATTTTCAATATTGAAGATGCTACAGAAATTGATGTTGTTAGTGAGATTGTCGGCAAAAAAACGTATACAACTTCGGACGGTTGGGCATTTACAAACGGTTTAAAAGTTTATTTTCAAGGTTCTGTAACTCCTGAAGAATATGCCAAAGGATTGTATTATGTAGACGGTGTTGGCCAAAGTATACAACTTATACCAGTAAATGATTTAGAAGTACCTGCAATTTTTACTCAAGACACTCTTGTACCTTTTGACCAATACGGATTTGATAGAGTACCATTTGGCGATGCTATTAGCTTTGCTGGCACTAAAGATTATGTTTGTGTTAACAGAGCCGACTCAAGTAGAAATGCATGGGCAAGATATAATCGTTGGTTCCACAAAGATGTTATTGAACAAAGTGCTACTATCAACAATCAGCCTATTGAAATAGACGAAACTGCTAGAGCAAAAAGACCTATTATTGAATTTGAAGCAGGTTTGCGTTTGTTTAATCACGGTACAACTGCTAAGACTAATATTGACCTTGTAGATACATTTACAGCAGATGTTTTTAGTACAATAGAAGGCACAAGCGGTTATAATGTTGACGGTGTTGACCTTGTTGAAGGTATGCGTGTTCTATTTACAGCTGATACAGATAGTTTTGTAAATGGTAAAATATTTGAAGTTAAGTTTATAACACATAATAATAACTTTCAAATAAGTTTAGTCGAAACAACAGATTCGGATCCAATAGAAGATCAAACAGTGTTGATAAAATCTGGTGTTAAAAATGCTGGTAAAATGTACTGGTACAACGGAACACAATGGGTTTCTGCTCAAGACAAAACAGGACTAAACCAATCACCTAAGTTTGACTTATATGATAGCAATGGCTATTCAGTTGGCGACACAGACTATTATCCAGCAACTGATTTTAAAGGAAATAGAATATTTGCTTATCGTGTTGGTACTGGTACAAATGACACAGAACTTGGATTTCCATTAAGTTACAAAAACATCAACAATGTAGGTGATATTGTTTTTGATTTTGATATTTTATCTCAGCAATACGAGTACGAAGAAAACAACGAAATCTTACATATTACCAGTGATGAATTGTTTTTAAAGAAATACAACAACGACGACTTTGATTATGTAAATGCATGGACTAAAGCGCCTGCAAAAAGCAAACAATATGTGATTAGAAAGTTTACTGGTGAAGATTATACTAATCTATTTCCTGTAGATGTTTTTAACAACAGTGCAAGCTTAACAGATTTAGTTGTGAAAGTTTATCTAAATAACAAATATCTAATACAATCAGTTGATTGGGATTATATCAATATAAATTCAACAAGGCATATTCAGCTGAATACTGATATAGAATCAACAGATATTGTTGTGTTAAAGTGTGCTAGTGATACTCCAAAGAACACTCTTGGATATTACGAAATACCTCACAACTTAGAACGCAATCCGCTAAACAATAATATTACAGAGTTTACATTAGGTCAAGTAAATGATCATGTAGAAAGTTTAGTTAGCGAAGTAGAAGATTACAGAGGTGTTCAGCCCGGAACTGGAAACCTAAGAGATCTTGGTAATATTAGAAAATATGGACAAAAGTTTGTTCAGCACAGCGGCCCTATCAATCTTTCGCTGTATCATTTAACTGACAAAGATTCCAACGTTGTAAAAGCCATTCGATTTGCAAAAAACGAATACAGCAAGTTTAAAAGAGAGTTTCTAGCCGCAGCAAAAAACAGCAGTTTTGTAGGCGATGTAAAAACACATGTTGACATGTTGTTATTAGAGTTAAACAAAGACAAAACAACATCAATGCCATTTTACAGTACAGACATGTTGGCGTTGGGTGCTGCTAAAAAACTTGAATATACTGTTGTTGACAGTAGAAATAAGTTTTATGCTCTAACCGCAGTTTTTGATATATCAGCAGTTACCAATAAAGCAGTTTATGTTTACTTAAACGATGTTCAACTTTCTTATGGTATTGATTACACATTTACAACCAACGGGTTTGTAGAAATATCAGCAACTTTAGCCAACAATGATACTTTAAAAATATTTGAATATGAAAACACAGAAGGAAGCTTTATTCCTCAAACGCCTACAAAGTTAGGTTTGTATCCAAAATATCAGCCAATGATATTTGCAGATTCTTCTTATACTACAACTACTAATGTTGTAAGAGGACACGACGGAAGTTTAAGTGTTGCATACAATGACTACAGAGACGATTTGTTGCTGGAGTTGGAAAAAAGAATATACAACAACTTAAAAGTTGAATACGATACATCTGTGTTTGATATCTATGATTATGTTAATGGAGATTACAGACAGACAAAAATATCAGCTGATCAACTCAATCAAGTAATGATATCAGATTTTGTGCAATGGCTAAAACTAGTAGGCAATGTTGATTACACAACAAATGATTTTGTGTCATTTGGTAGTCCATTTACTTACAACTACAGTAGAAGTAGTAGTCCGACTGGTATACCTCTTGCTGCGTTTTGGAGAGGTGTTTACAAAAATGCATACGACACTGATCGTCCTAATACACATCCTTGGGAAATGCTTGGATTTAGTAATCAGCCTACATGGTGGGAAGATCAATACGGCCCTGCTCCATACACTAGCAATAACCTTATACTTTGGAAAGATATTGAAAGTGGCGTTGTAAGAGAACCTGGAAAACCTGTAAGCAGAAATAAAAAGTTTGTTAGACCAGGATTGTTAAATCATTTACCAGTTAACGAGTTTGGACAACTGGTAAATCCATTACAAAGTGGATATGCTAAAGAGTTTAGTTTTAATGTAAGCAAAGATGTTATATTTGAGTTTGGCGATCAAGCACCAGTAGAAACAGCTTGGCGCCGCAGCAGTGACTATGTGTTTAGCTTGTTAACAGCAATATTATTAAATCGTCCAGCTGAAGTAATGGGCAAAGGGTTTGACAGAAGTAGGACTTCGAGAGACCTAGCTGGAAATATTATATACAACAACAAAAAGAGATTTAGATTAGAAGATATTGTGTTTCCTAAAACAGCAGAAAATAATACTGCTGAAATAACACTAGGATTGGTAAACTATATATGTGATTATATGACCAACAATCTTACATCTAAGATTGAAAGATATGTAGATACTATAACAACGCTACAAAATCAGTTGGGTGTTAAACTTAGCGGATTTGCAGACAAAGAAAAGTTGCGTTTGGTACTAGACAGTAGAACACCTTTGAATCAAGGCAACGTGTTTGTTCCTTTTGAAAACTACGATATATTTTTAAACAGCAGTAGTCCACAAGAAGTTGTAAACTACAGCGGTATTATTATTGAAAAAACAGGCAACGGTTATAAAATATCAGGTTATGATCAAGAAGATCCGTATTTTGTATACAACAAACCGATTGCATCGAACAATGATCCAGCTGTTAACATCGGCGGAATCAGTGATAGCTTTTTAAACTGGGCTGAAAACAAGGTATTAGTTGCTGGAAAAATTGTAAGATACGAAAATGTTTATTACAGAGTTAGCAGAAACCATACAACCACAGATGAATTTGAACAAGACAACTTTAGTCGTTTATCAGAGTTGCCTGTAAGTGGCGGCGCAACAGGATTGTTTAGAAAAAGATTTGAAACAACACAATCAATACTAAACTACGGTTCTGTTGTAAAAACCGTTCAAGAAGTAGTAGACTTTTTACTTGGATATGAAAACTACTTAATACAAAAAGGTTTTGTATTTGATTATTTTAATCGTAGTACTGAAGTTGTAGAAGACTTTAGACTTATTACAAAAGAGTTTTTGTTTTGGACTACACAAAACTGGGCAACTAGTAGCGTAATAGTTTTAAGTCCTGCTGCTAACCTTTTGAAGTTTTCTAGAGATTATTATATTGTAGACAATGTTTTTGATAACTTCTACGATTATGATGTTTTGCAAGCAGATACTAGTAAGATTAGAAATCCTAGTACAAATATTGTTAGAGATAATACCAACAACTTTAGTATGGCATCTACCAATCCTGACATTGGAATATTTTATGCCAAACTTCCGTTGATACAAAAAGAGCATGTGGTTCTTATAGATAACACAACAGTGTTTAACGATACAATTTACAGCCCAGAACCGGGTTATAGACAAGAACGTATTAAAGTTGTTGGCTATAGAACAGATGACTGGAACGGCGGCCTAAATATTCCTGGCTTTGTTTATGACGAAGCTAATGTTACAGAATGGGCAAGTTGGAAAGATTATTATATTGGCGAATTGGTAAAATACAAAGAGTTTTATTACAGTGCTAGATTCACACATTCAGGAACACAAGAGTTTGATTACAATAACTGGACAGTATTATCTGAGCGTCCAACCAGTAGTTTAAAACCAAACTGGGATTACAGAGCCAATCAGTTTACTGATTTTTATGACCTTGACACTGACAACTTTGACAGTGAACAACAGCGTTTGGCTCAACATTTGATTGGTTATCAAAAGCGTCAATATCTTGAAAATATTATCAACGACGATGTGAGTCAGTACAAGTTCTATCAGGGCATGATTCAAGACAAGGGCACAAACAATGCTTTGACAAAACTGTTTGATAAGTTAGGCAGTGCAGATCAAGAAAGTCTCGAGTTCCACGAAGAATGGGCAATACGTAATGGTATGTACGGTGCTACAGACAGCTTTGACGAAGTTGAATATCAGTTGGAAGAATCTAGTTTTAGAATTGAACCACAAACTGTTGAACTAGTAAACACAGTTGATCAAACTAGAACAGATCTTGTTTACCAATATCCTCTAAAGGATGTTTATCTGTCAAACGAAAACTACAATCATGTTCCGTTCCCTGTCAGCGACGATTCTACAGAATACACCAAAACTGGCGGTTATGTAACTATTGACCAAGTTAACTTTTTGTCAAGAACATTAAATGATGTATTGTCTTTGGATATTAAAAATGTAAATATTGGCAGTTACGTATGGGTTCCGGAGAACCTGCAATCTTGGAATGTTTACAAGCATATTTTATCACCTGTGCGTATTGTACAGATTGATAAAACAGATTTAGGATTTGTTGCTACGTTTAACAAGAACGTTCCTTTTACTACAGGCGAGATTATTGGTATCAACAATGTCAACGAAGATGTTGACGGATTCTGGGTAACAAGAAATGTTGGTTTAAACACTGTAGAAATATATTCAAATACACCAATCAATGACGATACATTGGATTTGCGTGATAGCACACTTGGTATAATCACTCAGTTAAACAGTAGAAGAATACCGTCGATTGCTGATGTCAATGACATTTACAAAAACTATGATTTAGACGGTAGCGAAAGAATGTGGGTTGACAACAACGGCACTGGTGTTAGTGAAGTGTTTGATAATGCTCCTGTGTTCAATCTACAACAAGAGTTATTGAACGAATCAGAGTTAGTCGACGAAGGATATGCAACAGCATTTGCTGTAAACGGCTCCAATCAAACATTAGCTGTTGGGTTGCCAGACAATAGTATCAGCGGTGCAGTAGCAATATACACAAGAGTTAGTGAATCATTGTCATATTCTTTAACACAAACAATAACTATTGAAACCACCGACAGCATATATGACAGCGGCGCCGGTTTCGGAACTAGTGTTTGTATTACAGAAAACGGTCAATATTTGTTAGTAGGTGCTCCAAGTGCTTCTAACGTTAAGAGCAAATATGTAGGTGAGTTTGACGGTACACAACCTTATAACGAAGGCGATATTGTTAGTGATAGAGGAACACTGTGGCGTGCTATTCAAAACATTCCGGCAGGTCTTGCTGATAGCACAATCAGTTCGTTGTCACAAGACTGGGAAACAGTTGATATCTTAGAAGCAGACGAAGATGGTATTGCTAGTGGATTGCCAAACCAAGGTATTGTTCATGTTTACAAAAAAGTTGCAAGTCTATTCCAACCTGTAACAACAATATTATCTCCTGTTCCGGCAGCAAATGAAAACTTTGGTATTGCTATTAAAAGTGCATTTGATTCAAATGACAATCACAAATTCTTCATTCGCAGCAATGCAGAAAATGGAAGAATCTATTTTGTTAACAGTTCAATAGATCAAGACGATGTGTTTACTTACAGTAAAGATAGAAACTACAAAGGCACGTTTGATCCTCTAAAAACTTACTACACTGGAGAAATAGTATTCTCTGATTTTATTTTGTATCAGGCAAGTACTAACATATTTGCTAGCAGTGGAATATTACCAGGCGTTGATTCGCAATGGCAGGTTTTAGATCAATACATAGATTATGTAGGATTTGTTCCTAACTTTGGAGATGTTGTAGCAGTAGACAGTGACAGTGTTGGTTTAGGCAATGCTGTTGACATCGGTAGAAGTTTTGATGTTAGTAAAAATGGAAACATTATTGCTATAGCAGGTATGCTAGACAGCAACGACGAAAACAGAGTTAGTATCTATAGAATAGACAACAACGGTAGATATGTTTACGAGTCTAACATTGATGCCACAACATTAAACGAAGACTTTGGATACAGTATTGCGCTGACAGACGATGGACATACATTGGCTGTTTCGGCAGTAACAGCAGATGACACAGGCATTGACAACGGTAAAGTTTATCTATACAGATACAACTTTGATTCGGAAAACCCGTTGTTTGATTTGTCTCAAGAAATATACTCGCCAGTAGGGCAGAAAAACGAACTGTTTGGTTGGCACTTGGATTTTTCAAACAACAAACTTGCTGTTTTGAGTATCAACGGAGACAACGAATCAACTGTTACATTTGATGAGGAAAATACATTTTTTGATGATCTTGCCACAGGCTTTGTTGACACTGCCAAAGACAACGGTCAAGTTTACATTTATCAAAACATAAACAACACTTGGATATATGCTGAAAAAATGCGTTATACAAGAGAGACAAACAAAGCAGTTAATCCTACATTGTTGTTGCAAGACAACCACATTGTAGTAGGTATGCCAACAGCAAACTATGTTGATGATTTGGGTTCGGTTACAAATGTTGGATTTATAATAGACTTTAGATCAGACAAAACATCTGATTCGTGGACCAGTAACAGTGTTGTTCAAGATTATGTTGATACAAGTAAAATCAAAAATGTATTCTTGTACGATAAAACAAATGGCGATCTTGTAACTTACATAGATTTTATTGATCCAATACAAGGAAAAATAGCAAGTCCTGCAGAACAAGAACTTGCTTACAAACTGTATTATGATCCAGCAGTTTACAATATAGGAAACACCAATACTGGAAATAAAACTCCGTGGGATGTAAACTATGTAGGAAAGCTATGGTGGGATCTCAACACAATCAAATGGTTCAATACAAGACAGAGAAATCTAGAATACAAATCAAACAACTGGAACAGAGCAATCCCTACGTTTGAAGTTGATGTATATGAATGGGTTGAAACAGATTTACTTCCTAGCGAATGGGACGAGATTGCTGATACCACAGAAGGCGAAGCAGACAGCATTAGCGGGACATCTAAGTATGGCGATAACTCGTATGTAGCAGCAGATGTATACGATCCAATAACAGGTACATTTTCTCAAAAATATTATTTCTGGGTTAAAAACAAAAGAACACTTCCAAATATTGACAATAGAAAAATCAGTGGTTATGATGTAGCACAACTGATAAGTGATCCTGCTGGACAAGGATACAAGTTTGTTGCGTTTTATGATGCAAACAAATTTGGATTGCACAATGTTAGAAGTGATATCAAAAACAATGATATTGTCTTGCACATTGAATGGAATACAATAGAAACAGAAAACAACATTCACTTTGAATATCAAATGCTAACTGAAGGTGTTGCTACCAGCAAGCCGACACAGGATCTTGTCAACAAGTGGATTGACAGTTTGGTAGGATACGATAAAAATAGTAATCCTATTCCTGACATTGATATAAGTGTTCCAAAAAGATATGGAATTTTAAATGCTCCTAATCAAAGTATGTTTGTTAATAAAACAGAAGCATTGAAACAAATAATCGAACGAGTAAATGGAATATTACTTTCCAATCTAATAGTAGATGACTTTGATTTATCTGGCTTGCAAAAAATAGATCCAGTACCTAGCATTTATGACAACACATATGACAGTGTTGTTGCCAGCGAAAATCTATTGAGATTTGTTCCGGTTGCTAAAATAGAAACTGCAACTTTGCAACCTACTGTGATTGACGGAAAAATCACAACAGTTACTATTACTAATCCTGGCAGAGGATATATCGATACTTCATATACATCAGGTACTACAAGAAAAGGCCCTAGTGTAGAAATCAGAGGCACCGGAATAGGTGCTAAAGTTCAGCTATATATCAACAATCTTGGACAAGTAACAAGTGCTGAAGTTGTAAATTCTGGTAAAAACTATGATGACAATACTACTATAGTTGTTAGACCTTTTACAGTGTTGGTTGAGAACGACAGCGAAGTTGGCGGATACTGGGCATTGTATAACTATATTCCATCTACTAGAGAATGGACAAGAGATCAAATACAAAAGTTTGACACAACTGCGTATTGGGCATATGTAAACTGGTATGCTGAAGGATACAGCAACACAACATCTATTGATTATTTGATTCCTGGAAGTTATGCTCTAGCAGGACTAGAAGATTCTATTGGCAGCATTGTAAAGATTGAAAACATTGGCAGCGGCGGCTGGCTGTTGCTAGAAAAGATTGACAATCAAG